ATGAACAGGGGGGGGTAGTTTTTGCGACCCCCTCCCCCCGGGTAGCCTTAAAAGACTACAAAGAAGTTTCCAACTCTCTTGTCACTCTCCTGTGCATACCACTAACGTTCTCACGAATAATTTCATCAATTGCTAATTCGTTAACAAGTAGTTCGTCAGCCTCAGACAGTTCCTGGGAGGTGTTGGCGATTCTTGCAAGAAGTGCAAGTGTGTGGTACCCGGAGGCCAAATCAAAAGAGTACCAGGGCTTAAATTCAGTGAAAGGATCAAACGGATTGTCAACGGTCGTCAACATTGATTCAAACTTCTTCTCATCATTAGCATGAACAACTTCACTATCAATGAGTGTTGATTCAAGTTCTTCAGTGTGATCACTATCAAACGTATCAGATTCATTAGTCATTAGTTTCTCCTTTCTTAAGCTTCTGATCCAGTGACGGCTGTGTCTAGGGTAGTGAGGGAAACACCAAGGGCTGCTGCAACTTCTGCTCTTGTGTAACCGTTGTTAAACATTGCTTGCGCACGTGCCTTCTTAGCTGGTGTTACAATCTTCTCAACTTTTGGTGTAGCAAAGGAACGAATGACATCAATGTCTGCTTGACGTAAGATGTCGTTGAGTCGAGTGTTACTAATTGCACCTGCCTGAATGGCATCCCATTCCTGCTTTGTTACTTCAATCCTTTGCTTACCAGCACCAGTTCTATTACGCCCTTCGTTGAGGGCCTGGGTCTTAATCTTCTTGAGTGTGTCATCATCCATGTCTGGGTTAGCTACTTGACGTTGACGAACTTGTGCGTTGGCAAGGATCTGTGCTTGACGCTCAAGAGGAGCGTTACGTTCAGCAATTCGTAGTTTGGCGGTGAGCGAATCAACTTCTTTAGCATAGGTCTTTGCTGCGGTGGGGGAGCGTACAACATTTGGAGTTTTCAGTACTTCCAAACGAATGTCATTAGCAAGTCCCTTAAGGCGGTTAGAATGGTCAGCATACACAGTTTCGATACGACTGGGGGTACCTTCAATGAGTGTGTATGCATCATCAGTCTCTGCTAACTGTACGGTCTTCCTCAGTTTGGTAATGGTTTGGCCTTTAGCGTTTACATAACTTACTGCAGACGTAGGGTCAAACACTTTCTTACCCGTCTTTGGATCAATAGGACCACCATCACTAGCACGGCGCGGCTTCAAATCAACAACTCGATCTTCAGCACTAGCTCTTGAGATGAGCGTTGATGCACCTCGACGCTTACCGCCTTGATACTTCTCTTTTAATGCAGCAATACCGTTATCAACAGCAGACTTCTTGTAGTTAAGATTGTGTTTCTCCGCATCAATCACGACCATAGAGTGCTTCAAGGCACGTGCAAGTTCCTTGGTTGACGCACCCTTAATAGTCATGTCTGTAATGAGGTTGGAAACGTAGCCCATCTCCAATCCTTTTTGACGAGCCGTCATCTTAGGCATACCTTCGTATGGTGGGTATGCCGACTTGGTATCAAACCCTTCAAGATCTTCGAGTGCTGCTGTGGTCTTGATTCTTTTCGAGGCAGGCCCATCATTTGGGATGACAAGTACGGTGTCACCATCAAAGTCGGCACCAGACAATCGTTCTGCTACGGTATGGTGAATACCAATAGCATCTCGAGCATCCTTTAAAAGACGCTTTGCTTCGGGTTGGTTGTTGTTCACAGTAAGTTGTGGAATCTCAAACGTACCACCGTGAGGGAACCGAATGAGAACAACCTCTGTTCCATCTTTGTAGTTGGGCGCATACACTTGTGTTCGTGGCATGCTGCTAATAGGAAGGATGACGTGTGTGCCTTGACCTTTGAGTGCCGCCGCCTTGAGGTGAACGGCAGAAGAATCAGCATCATCAGCAAGTTTCTGAAGAAGTACTTTACGAACGGCAGGGTTTGTAAGGTTTCGAATTCTTTCAAACTCAGTTTGTTTTTGTTCATACGTCATGTCCAACTGCATCTTAGCGAGACGTGGTGTTTGTTTGGAGAGGACTTGAGTGGACAGGCTGTCTGACCAATCCGCCCAGTTACCTTCTTCATGCACAATGTTCATGGCCGAGACAACTTTCTCAGTACCATCAAACTTGTTTTTACCATAGCCAGTTAAGAACTGTTGACCGTTTGATTCACGAACAACAATCTGTCGAACGACTGCACCGAACGGGTTGTCTGGGTCTGGTGTTCCGTCTTTGTCTCGCTTGATCTCTTTAAGTGCATCAAGTTTGTTTCCGGTAGAGCTCTTGTTTGTATTGAATTGAAGATCTACACCATCGGGAAGACCATCTTTGTACATGGCCATACCCTTCATGTAATGACCATCACCAATGGCAATACGAACTTGTGCATAACTGGAATCGCCAAGCGAAACGTCTTTTACGCCTCGACGAACGTAGATCACACCATCAAGCTTGGAGCCACCTTGTTCTTTATACACAACATCAATCCGATTTGGGTTGATCTTGAGTGGGGTTTGGATTCCAAAGAACGTTCGACCACCATCATCAGAGAAGCTTTGTACTTGACGAATCTGATCTTGATTCTTGTAGACTTCAGAGTACTTGACTCCTGGGCCAGCAAGAACCTTTACTGTTGTTTCTTTACCAGTACCGAGCTGCAACACACGAACGTAGTGTTTGGTGTACCCATCTTCTCGAGCAAGGGCAACAGCGTTCTTCCAACTTGTTTCAGAAACACCATGATGTAACCATGTGTTATCACCAATGTCGATGTACTTCTTTTCATCAACAGACTGCTTTAACATGTTGGAGATAGATTGAAGTTGATCGACTTTGTCTTTTTCGCCAGGCTTCAGGAGAGCTCGAACGCTTGATTCTGGTTTTCCCATCACGCGACCAATGGCCACGTTTGACAACCCTTTTTCTTTGAGTTTCCAAGCCTGATCAATGTCTGCTTGTTTTTGTTCGTTCTTTGCAATGGTGTTTCTAGCACGCAACTGAGTGGTTGTGATACCAAGACCTTGTGCCACTTCGGTTTCGCTTAACCCTTGTTGGCGAAGGTCATTAACCATACCTAGAAAATCAGTGTAGTGAACTTCGTTTCCACCGCTACCCCAAGGATAACGGCCGGACTTACGAAGGATTCCATAGTGGGCAAGATATTCATCCTCATCGATAATCAAAGTCAGTCTCCTTTAAGTTTTCGACGTGGCGGTCAAACTCTATGATGGTATCCATGATATTAATGATGTCTTCTGGTCGTGCTTCAAACACTTGAATACCGTCGTTTTGGTAAATGCGGAGTTCGATCTCAATGTTGAATGGAGACATTCCATATTCTAAACAAAACAGAGCGGCATAAATTTCAAGTTGATGGACAGACGTTTTTGACATACCAGTTTTTAAGTCGTGGATACGAAGTTTGTTATTTCGAAACCCAATAGCGTCGGCGCAACCAAAACAGTTATCCGAATACCAGAGTGGTTGTTCTGGTGTCATTCGAAAACCGATTGCGTCGTTGATGTATGCATACAAAGTCTTTGGGCTTCTTGGTTGTTTAATCCCTAAGCGAATTGCTTGTTGTGCATATTCGTGTAACGCCGTTCCTCGAGCAGCCGATCGGGCTGAGTGCCAGCGGGCGGTCAACTTTTGTTCGTCGTAGTTGATCCAGTGGTAACTACTCGGACTGAGAAAGGCGTGTTTTCCTCGCAGGGCGGAATGCGTGTTGAAGGCCATGAAGAACCTCTTCCTCATTTTCCGGATATATGAACGACGCGTACGACATTCCGTTCAAGTCGTCAATCCATATTCTTTGGTTCGGGCGTTCTGGGGCATCCGCAGAAGCTTTTACTTCTAAAGCGGCCCAACGGTTTCTGTAAAAAATGGTAAGGTCGGGGTAACCTTGAATGTAGGAGGAATCATTCTTTTGAATAACGCATCCAGGAAACAACACTCGCAATTTTTTAATCAATTGCGCTTGATACGCGTTTTCTTTCACAATTCCTCCAAAAAAAGATAGGATGAGTTTTGCTTACTCTATCTACTCTATTATATCCCATGTTATTCCTGCAGGATAATACTCACTTCTCAAAAACTGACTCGTGTTTTTTCTGCGACTAAATACTCACTTTCCTAAAATCCCGTCCCCCGTTGATCCTCGAATTCAAAGACCTGTCCTGTGGGTTGGACTTTCTTATCGAACGGGTCGTTTGTTCTGTAGAAAATATCCCTGATCAACAATCCGTTCATCATGGCAGCTTCTGCTACGTTTGCATAACGCATGTGAGACGATTGTTCATAGATAGGACCGAGCTGTGATAGGTCGCTGACGAGTCGAGTTCTGTGACGCGAGAACTGTTGATGGTATTGATATGCAAACCATCGAGGTCGCCAAGCCAAATTGGTAGCCTCACAATTTTTAACATCTCCGTCAAGATGAATGGGCGTGTCGAATAAATCCGTGCGACCATACACAAAGACGTTTGCTACCAGAAGCGCCACAGATCTGGTAAATCTTCCACGCTCGTTTGTTAGTGCAACTTTCACGAGTTGTTGACGATTACAGCTTGTCGATACGAGACGACCTGTCACCCTGTTCGAGACGTTTCCGAGACTACTGATCATGTAGTTGGGGAAGTCATAGATTACAACCCATTCTTCATCCATTTTCACCTCCTTTTTCACTCGTGGACATTTCCAAGATTTTTTCAAAAAAGTAGCCGGCTAAAAGTGCAGATAATACTCACTTGCTATTTTTCCTTGTGGGTATTATCTACTTCCCCGCGCGTAAATAAATTAAAGTGAGTATTATCTACACTTTTTGCCAGGGACTTTTTGAAAAAAATCTTGGAAATGTCCATCAACACACAAGAAACACGTCAAAAACTACAAAACACCTGGTCAGAGGCTATTTTTTCGTCTCGACGGCCTATAAGTTTCTATACATTTTTGCCAACATTTTCCAAGATTTTTTTCAAAAAAGTTTTCACACAAGAAAAACACTCCGAAAAACCACACCTTTTCACTCAAAATCCAAGTCAATTCCAAGCGTCTCGACGGCCCATTTACGCTCGTTAAAAAGCTGCTTTTCGGCCAAAGATTTACGCACTCCAAGATCGATTTCAGAATTTGACAAAAAAATGTAATAAAAAAGATCAGTAAACGACGTGTTCAAACGATCAATTCTTCCCTGTGCTTGC